TTAGACGGTACTGCCGCTACGTTTGACGAATTTTTGGCTTTGGTAGAAGAGAACGTTCAAACATACGAGCAGTCTCTGTCGCTGGTCATTGAACAAGACGAATCCCTACCGATTCAAGACGGGCCACCGTGCTTACAGACGTTATGCAAAGAAGGCATAGGCGAAGGTGCGCGGAACAACGGTCTGTTCAACATTGGGGTCTACCTTAGAAAGGCGTACCCCGATACGTGGGAGACAGAGATCCTCACGCACAACATGAACTTTATCCACCCTCCGCTGCCCTTGGGCGAGGTAAACACCGTAGCGAAGCAAATTGAGCGCAAGGATTACGCATACAAGTGTAAGGACGCGCCCATCAATGCTTACTGCAACCCAGAGCTATGTAAGACACGTAAGTTCGGTATTGATGGGGCAGTGTCGGGCGTACAGATCGCCAACCTACGCAAGTACAACTCTGTCCCACCTGTGTGGTTCTTGGACGTGCAGGGCCAGCCTCTAGAGCTAGGCACCAACGACTTGATGAACCAATCGGATTTTCAACGAGCATGTGTAGAGCAGCTAAACTTTTTCCCCCGTACCGTACAAAAGGCGCAGTGGGAGCAGCGGATCAATGCTTTGCTCAACGAGATGTCTGACACAGAAGGCCACGTTATAGAGGTTAGTCAGGATGTCAGTGTGAACGGGCAGTTCCAAGACCACCTAGAAGAATTTTGTACCGGACACCAAGCTGCTGATGAGAAAGAGCAGATCTTGCTCAAGCGCCCGTGGACGGATGAATCGGCAGACTTTACTTACTTTAGGTTGAAAGACTTGGAAGCTCACTTGGTTAAGGCCAACTTTAAAACTTACAAGACTCACCAGATTGCGCAGCGACTGCGCGATATTAACGGCGAGGCTACCCAGCTTCGCATTCAAAGCAAGGTGGTACGGCTATGGAAGATCCCTGCACATGAGCAGCTAACCAGCCGAATCACCACGCCGAAGTTTTCGGCAGACGAAGAGATACCATTTTAGGAGAATAAAATGTCAGACCTAGTATTTGTAGACGGGCTACGGGTGTTCCCCCCAAGGGCCAAGGCACCAGACTTTATAAAGGGCGCTATGCTGATCAATCGCGATGAGATGATTGCATGGCTACAGGCACAGCCCGATGAAGAAGTACGCCTAGACATCAAGGCGGCAAAGCCACCAAAAACATCGTGGTACTGCACCGTAGACAACTGGAAGCCAGACCCCGACCATAAGAAAGGGCCAGCCTTTTGAAACTATTAGATGGCTTAAACGATGCGATTATTGGAGTCGGAGAAAAAGCAGGGGAAGATCCCTTCTTGGTCTACGACTACGGCAAATGCATAGAAATTTTGATGAAGGACAACAACTGGAGTGAAGACGATGCCGTTGATTGGATGGGCTACAACGTAACCTGTGCTCACTTTGGCGAAGATACTCCCGCGTTCTTGTATCCGGCGGACGTTATAAGCATAGAAAGTCCAGACGGGGAAATTCACTAATGCAGCGTATCTTTGGACCGCCCGGAACGGGAAAGACCACCACGTTGTTGAACTTGGTGGAGAAAGAACTGGCTAAAGGCACGCATCCAAGCAAGATCGCTTTCTTTGCCTTCACCAGAAAGGCGGCGAACGAAGCCAAAGAGCGTGCTGCCACAAGGTTTGGGCTAGATCCCAAGCAGGACCTACCATTCTTTCGCACTATGCACAGCCTTGCGTTTAACTTGACGGGGCTAAAGTCCGAGCAGCTTATGACTGCGCAGCATTACCGAGAGGTAGAGCGCCGCATAGGCGTAGAGCTAATCGAAGGTAGCCTGTCCCGCATCGATCAAGTAGAAGAAGACCTAAGCAACAGCTTGAAGAAGGAATCCCCACTGCTTCGTTTGATTACCCTAGCGCGGCTAAAGCAGCAGCCTCTACAGTCTGAGTACAACGAAAGCGGACTGAACAACCCGTGGCTAGAAGTGGATTACGCTGCGCGGGCCTTGGTTGAGTACAAGAAGACTCACGGCCTGTTTGACTACACCGACATGCTAGAGCTTTTTGCAGACTCCGCATCATCTGTATGCCCCGAGTTTAAGCTGGCAATGCTAGACGAAGCGCAGGATCTGTCCCCTCTACAATGGAAGATAGCCCACGCCATAGACAACAAGTCTGACCGCATGTACTGCGCAGGGGACGATGACCAAGCTATCTACAAATGGTCTGGCGCAGACGTTGAACACTTTATTAATTTAGATGGCGGCAGCGAGGTGCTTGAGCAGAGCTACCGCGTGCCCTCTAACATCCACACCATTGCAGAACGTATCTGCAACCGCATCAAGCGAAGGTTTCCTAAAAAGTACTTGCCCCGCAAGGCGGAAGGCATCTTTCAGCAGCTAACAGACTTTAGCGGTCTGGACATGGACGAAGGGACATGGCTGTTCTTGGCACAGGCGAACTACTTCCTGTCACCCGTACAGAACTTTTTAAAATCCCAAGGCTACTTTTACGAGCATGGTGGTGGGGTGCGCAGTGTGCGCGAGAAGATCCGCATGGCCCTCGGCGCTTGGGCCTGTATACAACAAGGGTTGCCGCTGTCACTAGACGCAGCCAAAGCCATGTATTCGTTTATGAACGGTAACGGCGTGCGAGTAACCCGTGGTCACAAGAAGGTCATAGGTGATCCGGAAGTGATGCTGGACTACGAATACCTTAAAGATTTCAATGGGTTACTGGCTACTCCTGACATGGGTTGGCAAGAAGCCTTGGACAAATTACCCAGCGTGGACGTTGCATACTTGAACGCGCTGGTCAGTCGCGGCGAAGACCTTACACAAAATCCTCGCATCCGCCTGTCCACGATCCACGGTGCAAAGGGTGGCGAAGCTGACAACGTGGTTCTGTTCACAGATATCACCGCCGCAGCCGAAGCCAGCATGGAGCAAGACCCGGACTCCATGCACCGCGTTTTTTATGTGGCCGTCACAAGAACGCGACAGAATTTATACACTATCGAACCTCAGAATTTTTACAGGAGCTATGCGTTATGAAGTCCCTCGAAGAACAAATTGCTGGAGAGCATTACAAAAACCAAAAGATTCAGCCATTAGAGTACATACTGGCAAACAACATGCCGTTCATAGAAGGTAACATCGTCAAGTACATCAGCCGGTGGCGCGACAAAGGCGGCATCGAAGACCTCAAGAAGGTTAAGCACTACACCGAAATCTTGATGGAATACGAAAATGCAAAAGGAAAATAAATTGCAATTTCCCTTGTTTACGCCAGAGTCCGAATGGACGGCACCTTTTGAACTGGTAGATCTTACTGGTGCAAAAGAAATCTCAATCGACCTTGAGACACGCGACCCAAACCTCAAGACAATGGGCGCGGGCTGGCCTCGCAAAGACGGGGACGTGGTAGGCATTGCCGTTGCGACAGAAGGCTTTGAAGCCTACTACCCTATCGCCCACCAAGGCGGCGGAAATCTGGATAAAAAACAGGTACTTAGGTGGCTAGGCAAGCAGTTATCCACAGGTTGTCCCAAGATTATGCACAACGCTCCCTACGACCTTGGGTGGCTCAAAGCATTAGACGTGCCCGTCAACGGCAAGATCATCGATACGATGGTCATGGCTGCGCTGCTAGACGAAAACAGATTTAGTTACTCACTCAACGCCCTGTCCTACGACTACCTTGGCCTTGCCAAGTCAGAGAAGCTGCTTACTCAAGCAGCCGTAGACTTTGGTGTAGATCCCAAGGGCGAACTTTGGAAGCTACCCGCACAGTTTGTCGGGCCATATGCAGAGCAAGACGCTCGGCTTACCTACGACCTGTACAAATTCTTCCGCGTAGAGATCAACAAGCAGGATCTAGAAACGATCTTTGACCTCGAAACGCGGCTCACGCCTGCACTTATTGACATGACATACCGAGGCATCCGCGTAGATCTAGAAAAATGCGAAGTGACCAAGCAGGCACTTTTAAAAAGAGAGAAGGCTGCGTACCGAACTTTAAACAACGAAGCAGGGTTCAACGTCGAGGTCTGGGCTGCAACTTCTTTAGCTAAAGCATTCGACAAGCTAAAAGTTGCATATCCACGTACCGCCAAAGGCGCACCGTCTTTTACCAAAGCGTTCCTTAACGAGTGCCCGCACCCGTTCGCCAAAACGGTGGTAGAAGCACGCAACCTAAACAAAATCCAAGGCACCTTCATCAGCAACATACTGAAGTTTGTCGGACCCAATCAACGTATCCACGGCCACATTAACCAGCTACGCAGTGACGGTGGCGGTACAGTGTCGGGCCGTTTGTCGATGTCCAACCCGAATCTACAGCAGATTCCGGCACGCGACCCCGAGCTAGGGCCGCTAATCCGTAGCCTGTTCCTACCCGAAGAAAACGAACTGTGGGCTGCAATAGACTACTCGCAGCAAGAACCGCGGATCTTGACCCACTA